AGGTCTAATAATTAGGCTGCTTTAAATAAGACATAGACTGGTACAGTCATGCCATCTACAATGACAGTACCAACTCCAGGTACTTTCTTCAAATCATCTAAGTTCTTTGCTGTTGACACTGCATTTGCAGCATCAGTGGTGATTGATTCCATAAGGTATTTTTATTTACCCAATACTATGATTCCTTATAAAGTTACATCCATGGGTGTAATCCTCTATGGCAGTTTAAATTGAAATCTAGGATTCTTCCTTGCCACTGGCTCTTCCATGTTGAATATAGATGGGTAGTCTTGGGCTTGAATAGCCGTGTATAATCCCCTCTCACTTATATGTTATGTAATTCTGTTGATGTCATGCCCATATTACTAATCAAAATAATGGTCATTGGTCATTACTACATCTCGGCCCCAATTGGCTTCTTCCCTGATATTTCTGTATTTTGATGGTAGTTGGTCCATCATGACTTGTACTAATCTCTGTACTGATTCACTGTACAGGTACATTGCTTTCAGAGATAATATCTTACTCCTCATCAACCCTACAGCTGTTTTTGTACATTTGGTCTTGACTGCATGTTTTGTCCATCCCATTTTCAATAAAGCATGGTCAATTCTCCTGAATACAGAATAATCGCCCTCTGTGCTTCTCAGGACAATCTTAACAAAAGTAGCTCCATCTGGTGTACCTTCATGTTCTACAGTTGTCATGAATCCTAAGCTCTTATAAATCTCAGTTGCTTTCTCTACATAATCATTTAATTACATCAAGAATGTGATAACATCATCCCCTTCCACAAAACACCACCACTAAGACTTCTTCATACCTAATTTCTTAGCTACATACTTCTAAAGTAGGTACTATAGGTATGTGTTGGTCAAAGATGTAGTCTGTTCTCCACTATTCCTAGTAGTTTTAGTCAGTAATATCATCATTTTTGTTTTGATGTAGTTATTATTAAGTGCAATTGCTTCCCACAGCTAACATGCTTTATCTCCTACTATATGCTTAAATAGTTCTCTTTCTATTTACCAAATTTCATCTTTTTATGCAGAATCATAACATGACACATCTAAACATACTGCATAATTGAATTATTTTGCTTTATCTCTAAGAGCCATTGTGATCTTATCATCATTCATTTTCTTAATAAAATGGGGATTCTTGTATACCTAGTCTTCTACTTCCTGATATATCACAGCAGATAAAGACCTGACAATCTCTTGTCTTGCTGATATCATTCTTGCCCATCCATCTGACATCGTGATCTCCTTCTTGACAAATGACTCTGTATTGGTGATCGTGTCCAATCCATTCTCTTTAACAAATTCCAGACCATCTATGATCCTATCTTTGACACTCTTGGTCTTGTTTGATTATCTCACCAGCTCTATGGCTTTTTCACAAAGATCAATTCTACTCAGCCCATCAAATCCTTTTGGTTTGAATTCTTTCCTTATTCTCTTAATGGCAAATTTGACAAATCGTTTGACTTCTCTTGTCACAACTGCTTTTGTCTTAATTGTCCTCTGTGTAGCGGCAAATGTCATATTGTCTACACAGTTGCACATTGTCTCCATGTGTTTACCTTCCACTATGGGCCCTATTTATGTATATTTTGAAGTCATCGCATCACATGCTTAAGGCTTGTACTTCATAAGCACTTACCCTTCATCTGCCACAATGTTGTCTACAGTGCCATGGCATTTCGATGTGAGTACTCTAGTGTCTAATTTGCTATCATACAGCACCATAGACTATCTCTCAGGTTTCTTTTGGTCTAAATATACCAGCCAATTATCTATATCATCTATTTCATTATTTAGTGTCATTCCCCTTATTCTTATGGCATCTTCTTCATAAGTCGTGGCTTACTATCTCCATGACACTAGTTATGGTTCTTTAAATCTCTTAACCCTTTCCCTATTGACTTCCTCAAAGTCATAGAATTGTCTTTCAGTTTAACTATAAGTGCACACCTCACATTTGACTCCAAGTCTCTTCTCATTTTTAACATGTTGGACTGGTAATTACACACACCTGCCACAGTG